AACTATGCCAACAAATTGGCATTTTTCTTGGGCGTTACGAAACGCTTCGCGCGTTATCATATCAATTGTTACTAAGCTATTGGCCATGTGTTTGGCTCCCTTGTCTGGTACTCGCGGCTGCGAGTCACTATATCGTTAATTTTTACCGGGCTTTTATTTGCTCACGTCTCCATGCTGCAAATTCAGCATCGGTCATTTTATCGGGAGACTTTGAAGAACTTTTAACGCCCGAAACAGGCGTAATGGGTTCTGGTGCTCCTGATATTTTCTTTACCTTACCGCGTAATTCATATTCAAGCTTCGTCAGCTCCATCGCCATTTTTACCGGCGATAGTGAAGCGATTCGTTCAGCTTCTTCGAGGTCTGCGCCCAAATGATTCAAGATTTTATGGCCTGTATCCATGTTCGATACAACGTCCAAAAAATCTCTATTCATCCCGACCATTTTTAGGTTTTCGATGGATGATTCAAAGTTAGGAAACTCGGCAATACCAAGGTCATAAATCTTGTTACACGCATCGTTAAATTTATGGTCTGCAACTATTTGCTCGGCCCGTCTAGTTACAGCGTCATCGTCATTATCAATATGACCTGATGATGTGCTATTTTCAACAAGCTGCGCCCGTAGTCGTTCGTTCTCTCGCCTTATGCCTTCGGCTTCACCTCTAGCTAAATATTTTTCACGCGTTAATTTATCAATTCTTTTCTGTGTAGCGGATTTCTCGGCTTCACTAGGTGCGGCGGTTGCTTCCGGCTCTTCAACCTGTGTCAAATTTTCAGCCTCAACAAGCTCGGGATTAGTCCCTTCAACAATCATTTCTTCGGTCATTTTTTTATCTCACATAATTCATTAGGCTCTGCCTAAAGCCAGTTTTATCTATAATAAAAGCATTGTACAGTAATTACAATAACAATATTCTTGCTCTGCGATTATATTCATTAATGTAACTTACAATATCATCTCGACGCGATTTTATTTGATTAATGTCGGAAGATAGCGCCTTAGATTTGGATATTAAATTATCTCGCTCAATTAGTTTTTTATTAGACAACTTATTGATGTTGTTCGAATATTTCTTTAATTTTAATTCTACTATTAAAGCTTCATCAATTAAATCTTTTATGTTTTCATCTAGCTTACGCTTTTCTTTGCGCCTGCCTGTCGGAATGTCGTACCACCCGCCAAAATTTTGAGTTGTTACAGGTTCAGGTTCATCGCTTTGCCCGGCAACAACGGCAATACCGTCTGCACTGCCCACTGATCCGGATGTTGCGCCAGATACGCCATCAATTGCAGAAATCCCCGCACTCGCACCAAAAACATCAAATACCGCTGCCGCTACGCCTGTCGCTGCGCCTACGCCAGCGCTTGAGCCGTCGGCCTCGATGATGGTCGAACCACTTGCGGTTTCATTTATAAATCCAACACCGGGAATTAACCGCTGCGCGGTGCCGGTTTCATCAACAAAACCGCTGCCTGGGATTAAACGCTGATTTGACATTTAGCTTATTTGTAATACAGGGTCGACATACACAGCGTATGACGATTTTGCTAGTTTTACCTTTGCCAGCAAATATCCTTCTTTTGCAGGAGTAAAAGTAACATTAAGCTTTTGTTTGTTCGGGTTAGTAAGTCCTGTCGTTGTCCATGTCGCGCTGCTAGCTGTTTGCGCCGCTGCTGTTGCCAATACATTGGCCTTAGCGTCACTAACAAATACAGATTGTGGAAATCCTGATGTACCTAGATACTCAACTTCTAACCACACTTCGTCATCATTTAATGTCGTAATAGAATCGTGGATAATATCGACTGTTACGGTAATTGCCGTTAATGTCGTATTCCATTTTGCAGGCAATACCGGCGATTCTAACGATAATAATGGATATTTGGCATTGGCGGAGCTTGTCATCTTCATTGACCATGCGGTTGTTCCGTCGCTACCACCGCCGGTTTTTACAATAGTAGTTTCTTCGCGTGTTGAGCCGGTATAATCTTCGTAATAAAATGTATAGTTTGTATTGGTAGACGAGCAATTTTCAAAGATTACTTTCGGCCCGTCAGCGCCCCAAGTTCCTGTTGTAAAAGCGACTGATGACCCTAGTTTACAGTTAGTAAAACGAATAATGCCTTGAGCGAATCCAGTCACATCAACTAAATTTTTAGCGGATCCAATAGGCGATAGATCAACCCCACTAATTAAAATATCTGTTGATCTTGTTGATGTTGATGCTTTTATGAGAGATGTTGGTATTGTTGCGCCGGTAATGCTGCCGCCTTTCCACAAAAAAGTTCCAGTGCCGTTTTTGATGGATTGCCCTGTCGCTCCAAATGATGCGGTGCAGTTTTCCCACGTAACATTGCCTGTATCTATTGCGACGTTACCTATCACGCTAATCAAAGCGCTTGCAGACGTCCCTACTAGGTTAAATGCACAATTTACATAACGTTGAGAATCGCTTAATGATGCACTATTATTCAGAGTTAATGAGGCTGTACCTCCCCCAGTCCCAACATTGAAAGTGACCCCATATTTATAAATAGATCCCTGCAACACTAATGATGATGCCCCTGTTGTTGTTAAAACACTGGTCGTTGTAAGCGCTGTTGGAGGTTCTGCTCCATCATTGGCCGACAGAACTTGACACGGTGAAGCCAATGTCCCGGGAGATACTATCGTTAATGCTGCTGCTATTGATTCGCTGCTGTTATTGCTAATAAATAGTCGTTCACCGGCTGCAATTCGATTGGCCTCCATGTAATCGGTAAATACATTGGCATTGGCCCATGTAATACAATCTCGGCAAGTAAAAGTTGCCGTGCCGTCTGTAGTGGTGCTGGTGCCTGGCGTAGTAATAACCCATGTTCCGGGTTCTGATGCTCCGCCCACGCCGCCAGTGGTGCATTCAAAAATAAACCCTCTTGCTGCCGCCGTACCGTAGGATCGAGTAACAACAACTCTATCACCGACTGCCCATGTGGATAACGCCACCCATATACCGCGATAGGTTCCCGCGCCAATGGTACCACCGCCAGATTTTACATAATACGGGCCGGCCATTATTCACCTACCGCCGTTAATACTGCGTTGTAATTTTCAGTCAATGCCAGCATCTTATTTTTGAAATAAACCCATTGTTCTGCGGTCATGCCAATAGCTCCACTTATTTGATCTTCGGTAAACCGCCCATTTGTCACCCACTCTATTACTCGTTTTGAAATAAGCGCCAGTTCATCACCTGAGCTATATCTATATAGCTCCCTTACATATGCCGCTAACTCTAATGTGGTTGATTCAGTTAAAACATAATCCCAAGGCGCATCAAAAACAGCTTTGTGCAATTCAGCCGATTTCATATCGGCGGTTAATGCTGTCGCTCGACCCAGCATAATGGCGTTGTTATCAGCATCCATAGTTGATAAATACTCTACAATATGCGTGTCCCCATCGCCGTCATAATGGATTTCAGTACAGTAGCGCAAGCCACTAGCCTGCTCCGGTCCCAAAACAAATACGCTACTGACGATAGCCACAATTAATCCTCGGTGATCGTGCTAGTTGATTTCAATCTTGGCACGACTCCCACGCTCATCGTGATGTTTGGTGTCATCGTGCCGGAGTACAATAATTTACCTGCGCCTGATGCCGTGTTGACTATGCCAAAATGAGTAATCGGGCTGCCTGCCGCCGCCGTACATTCGCCAAAATCAACGTTCGCCGGTGGTGACACGCTATTTCCTGTAACCGTAAAGCCTGCCCCTGATCGGGCTGCGGCTACGCGGGCATATCCGGTGTAAGCGGTTTCGCTGGTTACGGCTGTTCCGGCCTCGCCCGGGTCGGCGGTGTGTAGGGAGTAGTACAGGCTGCCTGCTGTAGTCGTTGCTCTTAGTCCTGCTGCGTCGCCAATATCAGCAATGGCGGTGTTATTAAATAACAACAACAGTAAATCGTTTTCGAAGGTGTTTGACTTGCTCATTTCTTTTTATTCCTCGTTGCTAATGGGGTATGAAACCGATCCGACAGGGAGTCCTTCTTCATTTAACTCTAGCTCTGACCGTCTCGGGCCAGCTGCTATTGCTGATAATTTAGCGGTCTGAACAATCATGTTTTGTATCCCCTCCATTGCCGCCGCCAGTGTGTTGAGTGACTGTGTTATTTCCTCAAGTTGTTCTAATGCCTTCATCTCTTCTTCCTCGCTATATCCTGATTCGCCTGAGCCGCCAGCTATCTCGGCCTGTAATTCAGCCATTCTGGCCTCGGCCTCAGCTTTGCGTAAGGCTATTTTTTTTAATTGTAAATCAGCCTCTTGCATCATGCTATCTATTTCACTAATTCCGTTAGTGTTTTCTTTGGCTGGAACTGTTTTTTGTCTATTTGTTTCTGCGTTGAATCGTTCTATCTCTATTTTGTCATTAGCAATTTTGCGTTCATGCTCTTTTGATTCAATATCAGCCGTCATTTTTTCAATAACGCCGTCAAGCTGCTGCACTTGCTGTTGTAACTGCTCAATTTGCGGGTCAGGTGGCGGCTGTTCGCCCTCTTTTTCGATCAAGCCGGGGGCCATTATTTTCTCAAAACGCTTAGCGAACTCATCGGCCATCGGCCAATCCTGTGATTTTGCTATCAAATCTCCGTGGGTCTGCCAGATTGCCGGATTAGCCTGAGACATTGCAATCATGGCCTCAGCCGCTTCAACGCGCTTAGTTTCATAACTCGCGCCGACCGTAGACACCACGTCGTACCGACCGACCAGCGGATTATATATTTTTTCTATTGAGCCGTTTTGTCCTTGCACTTCCAGCACCGCGCCGGGTATGTCCGGGTTCAGCTGCGCTTCTTTTTGCGAACCATCCTCACCGATAATCATAACAATGCGTTCTGTGTCGTAGATTTTTGGGATCAAATCCACCAGAATTAATGCAGTAAACCGTTTGGCAATGTCTGAGTTATCAACAAAATGAAATGTTGCATTCTCGCCCTGGCGTTCAACTGAGCGTAGCGCTACGCCTGATTGTTGATTTACATTTTTACCGAATGCCCCGTCATATTGACCAGAAACCGCTTGCATGTCATTTGCTGATATTTGCATGCCTTCGATGTATGCCTGCGCCATAGCGGGCGGCTCTTGTCGGCGTGGCATTGGAATTGGGTTTCCATTTTCATCGACAGAGTTATAGGGGAGATATGGGTCATTGTTTTCGTTTAGCCCGTCCCATTTATCCTCATGTCCCTCTATTGCCTCAAACGCAGATATATACGGCTGTTTCCCCTGTAGCTGTACAAATTCAACTGCGCTTGATGACCACAGATTATAAATACGCTGCGGGTCTTTCATGGCTCGAGTGTGACTGGTACGAACTGTTTTCCCGTCAATCACCGTTTCCAGACCAACCACACGAACAATAGGGATGTATTTCCCTGGCCAGTCCTTCCGGTCTAAAATCTTGCCGTCTGATAGCAAAAACCACTCTACATTTTTTTTACAAACCTTTCGCGTCTTACCATCCAGCGATAGCGTTTCGTATTTTTCCACGACTCTAAAATATTCACACACCCTCACTGTTTTTTCTGACTGCCAGTCTGAGCTACCAGCTGTCCACGCGTTTAAGTCAGTGCCGTATTTGAGCTCGTACTCGTCGCGGGCTATGTCCTCATACACAAATCCATAGCGTGCATCACTTCCGTCTGCTTTTTTTATGTCCGGGTCGAGCCGAACATTGAGCGGATTTTGTACTCGCTCAATGTAAATTTCCTGGTCAAATGTGCTGTCATCTGCGTAATCTGTAACTATTCGCCAAAACCCTAACCCTGCATCGACTTGATACTCAATGGCCGTGCTATACGCCGATTCCGCGCCGGACTGAGCTTCGATGTGTTTGATAATGCCGTTTAGGATCTCGGCTGTTTCTCGGTCTGCGCCAGAATCGACTGGAATTACTTTCGGTGCCGACCGGCCTTTTTTTGCCTCATTGGTGATTTGTAAATTATGTTGCTTAACTTTATTGACTGTAATGCAGGGGCGGCCATATCGTGATTTTATTACTGCATCTTCCCACTGATACTGATTGTCCGAATCGCCGTTAGCGAATTTTAAATCTTCTTTCCAAAGCGCGTAGTTTTCGGCCTCTACATCTTCGCAATATGCGAACCTTTTTTTGGCTTCATCTATAATTTCTTCATATTTCATCTGCCCATCCATCCGGTTCGTGCGTATTGTTTTTGTGGTTTTTCTGGTATCTCGCGGCGGCGTTTGGCTATCGGCCATGCGAGCTTAAGCGGTATTTTCTTTCCGCTGTTTATCGACGTGCCTTCCACCTCACAAATCCTGGCCAGCGCGTCTAGCATATCATCATGTAGTGGTACAGGAAACGCGGTGTATTCGTGTTCGATAAAATCATTTATCAATTCACGCGCGATACCCTCATAATCTGTCACGCTGTGGTTGCGCGGCAACCACAGTAAACCCGTTTCAAATAGCGGAATTAGCCGCTTAATCCGGTCATCTTTAGCCGTCGATCCTGCCACTTCTATAATATCAAAATTGTATTGTTCTGTGCGCATTACTGATTTTATATACTCGATGTCGGCGGCCACGCCATAGCGCTCATAACGAACCTGGATAGGCTTGTACTTGCGATGCAGCGCCATGAGTCTTGCGGCTCGCTCAGTAAGATTGAGCCTATCTCGCACCTCAGGGACTGCGTAGTAATTGCCGTCGGCGCTTAAGCCGACAGCCCACATACTGGTATAGTCAGCCCCTTTGCGCTTGCTGCTTGCTGCGTCTACTAGCAGATACCAAACGCAGTCAATAGGCGGCTGGCCGTCATAGTGCCGCAACCATTCGCGCTTGAATCCCTGCGAGCCGTCAGCTACAGGATTTTGAAGCATCTGGCAGCTGAAAACATAGGGGCCCATATCGCGACGCTTTTCAACAAGCTGTTCTGGCGTTAAAAATACCGGCGTTCCTGTCGCGCTGCCGTCATCTGTTGCGGAGTGGATGCGTGGAGTCGCGGTGCCACGCTCCATGATTATTTTATACGTGTCGGCGAAATGGTAGCGAGTGCCAATAAACCGCCGCCTGCCGCCGTGTGCGCCCAAGTTATATGACAACGCTAGTGCATCCGTTGTTTTCTCTATCATTTCGGGGGAGGTAACAGATTCTTTTGTGACTATATCATCATAGACCAGTAAACTAAAATGTTTCCCTGTAGGCTGCCCGTCCACAACCCCCCACGCCTCAACAGTCGATTCTTTGGCATTGTCTGCACGCTTTACTACAATGCCATCATCCTCGCTCCATTTTATGGCCTGTTTTGCCGGATGCTCATATAAAATCTCTGGAAACAATGCTTTTAGGTGCGTATTAAGCTCGAACTCGCGCTTGATTTGACGTAAGAAAGCTTTTGCAATGGGGCGGGTGTGGCTAAAAATGCCGATTGTTATGTTTGGATTTTTGAGGATTTCTTGAATTGTTAGCGCAAAAGTTATGATCGTTGATTTATAGTGTTCTCTACTCCATAGGTCTAGCATTTCATCAGGATTAGCCTGCACCTCTCTGCATCGCGCAAACAGCCAGTCGTTATCAGCATCAATGCGTTTTAGTCCATAGCACAACAGATAAAAAAGATCGGCTTTGCACAGCTCCCTAATATAAATTGTGCGCTCGCGCTCGGATAGAGTACGTAATGATGTGTTTAATGCCTGGTAGTCGTGTCTATTTGTTACGAGTCGCATCTATTTTCGATTGGATTGCATCCAAAAAATCCATGGTGTGTGATACAGTAGCCTCACTTTTGCTCTCAGTTTTTATCGGAGCATTAAACCCGTGCATCTCGTTGAGAATTTTAACCGCGCTGATTTTACAGCCCTGATTATCAGGATAATTGATAACATCAATCATGGCCCTGATACTATCCTCGCGCCGCCACAGCCCCTTGTCGGCAAGCTCTGCTCGTAATGCGGCGACTCTTACCGATACCTTACCGTTAGCAAGCAATTCGGACGCTTTGACATGGATTGATGCCGCTTCCATTTTGTCGGCACTATAAGCGCTACGGTACGCATCAGACAGCGATGAGCCGCAGACGACAGCCTGGCAAAAAGCCTCTTGTTTGCTCGTTAGCATCAGCTATTTTTTACTCCTCATTATTTACACTAATATCCCACGCAACCAGCCGATAGTTATCAAATATCTCCGGCATATTATCACGTATGTATTTTTCAGCATCAGCCCTGATCTGAATGTAATCGATTGTATCATCATATGACACGATAACGCTAACGACGAAGTTTGTCTTTTTTTCTGCATCTATTTTTTGATAGAGAAGAGCGACGGCTGCTATTTTCACGTCATCACCTATACAAAATACCTAGATACGCAAATCCGATAAACCAGGTTATGAACGTTTGATAGGATGTTTCTGCTCGACATAATGTTGCAAAAAAGAAAAGTACGGTAAATATTTGAAATATTGATGTCATAAATCTACCCCTCTGCTGTTAAATCTATCCACCTCAATTAAAAATAACCGCCAAAAAGCGCTATGCATGGCGCGTTGTCCATTTTCCCACTTAGCCCATGCTCCTAGACTGCAATCGATCAATGCAGCCGCCTTAGCTTGGCTTAAACCAGATGCACGGCGGGTTTGTCTGATTTGTTCTGGTGATGGAGCAATCAATTTATATCTCCATCATAACTTTCATCATAGGCGTGTTCGCCATAGTTTTCGGTGATGAACGCATCTGCTTCTGCTTGTGTGTCAAAAGAGGCGATAACACGGTCTGAGTAGACCGTAGAGCAGTTACTCATGTCCCTTGAGTAGATGTTGCCCTGGTGTTCTGCAACAATAATGTTTCTGTTCATGTTCATGTTCATTCTCCTGTTGGTCATCCGGTAAATCCAGATGTTGAGTACAGTATACATCCATTGGGGCTAATATCAACCCATTGGGATAAAATATACGGACTAAACAATAGTTATAGTTAATTTATTGTCTTTTATCCGCGTTACGCATTTAACCCCAAGAATTTTTTGTATTTTATTTATTCCCATTCTTGTTTTTTCTATTTCTATCAGCTCGCCTTTAAAATCAATTATTCCATCAACTGTAATAGAGCCTAATGAGATTGCGGTTTCTACTGCATACGCAATGGCTCCAATAATCGTATATGGCCTAAATTTATCATGCCCGTGTGCTCTGCTATCTATAAACATTTTTAGCCTCAATTAAAAATAAAAAAAATAAATATTATATAAAATACATAACACGGTCAACTATAATTCTCATGTTTTACGGGTTTAAGTCTAAATACGGGTTAAAAACCGGGTTTATTTGTGTTATTAATTATAAAAATCAACTAGTTATATCTAAAAAATTAAACCCGTAGTCTCTCACACGCGTACGATATATGCGAAAAATGGCTAAATAATGAATTATATGTTTGTGTGTTCGGGTATACGGTTATAATATTTAAAATTTTTTTTTACTTAATATATAACAACTTACAAGAATTTTTCAGCATTTTCACCCGGTATAAACCCGTAATTCTTACTATACGGGTTTGCCGGGTGAAATCTCATTTTTTCCAAAAGTACACTGTCGACGCCCGGGTGGAACCGTCTATCTTCTGATCGAGGGTGAAAATTTTCCCGGATTCAAGCATATCAGCAAGAATTCGTTTTTTCATTCCAGACTCAACAGACCGGGTCTTATCGTAAAAACGCTCTTTAGTTATTCCCGTTTTACCCGCCTCTTTTATTGCTCGCTCGATGGTTTTAACGTGCCGCTCGTTATCGTTGTCTGCCGCTAGATGACAGAATTTTTTGATAAAAACATCACATGATTGCCTTGCTAAATCAGTGCACCATTCCAATACAGATAACGAATAACACTGGTCAATCAATAACGCCATTTGGATGGAGCGCACCGCAATACGATGATAGAGCGGTTTGAACATGGCTTTGTCGCCAGTAGCGTTACCCAGTTCTATGGCCTGCTGATTGAAATGATCTGATACATTATCAAATGCCGTCTGATAGTCGGATGACAGAGGAACCTGCATAGACGATATTAAAAATGGCTTTTTCATTAGCTCTAAGCGATTTTTTATATAATCCGGTACGCTGATATCTCTTTTTCTATTTCGGTTAATAGGCACATTATTTTGTCCGAAAATAACCATAAATCGAGCCAATGAGCCGTCGGCCACTTCAGATGTTTTTAGCGTGTCGATTATTTGTCTTTCGGTGGTCATGCCCATCATGCTTAAGTTGGGTTCTTGCACTTTTCTAACATCCTGCCCTTTGCGCTTTTTTTCCTCGTAATCGTCAGCCCCACTGGTATAAATCTGGGTAATCATAGGCATTAGCTCACGGCTATATTGGCTGGATGATTTACTATTAATTCCCGCGAAATAATGCCCCACTTCATCCAGTATCAATGCCATGCTGTTTGAGTCATAAAGTGCATCAAAAAGCGCCGCGCCTGATGCCATCTGTCCGTGAACACAATCACCCATGCCAACGGATGATAAAATCTTTTTAACGGCTTTCATTGGCCAATCTTTACCCTCGCCGCTTTCTGCTAAGCACAGTGTCATTATATTTCCCTTTATCCCCTGGCATTGAATATTGCGGCCTTGTATAACTGATAAAATAATCATTGTGGCTGCAAAACCAATGGCCGGTTGTGGCTTTATGCTTGTTTCAATAATCCACTGCTGTATATCCTGCGCTATGCCTGGAAACGGAATCATATAGTCTATTTCACCTGATAGATCAGGCCTCCATTCCTGCGCCTCATGCTCCGGCACTGGATCAATTCCCAGCTCTTTTTCCAACTCAGCGAGCGAAACTTTCGACATACATGCTCCCTATTTCAGAAAAAAAATTCTTATCAGACAGCGTGTAAATTTCCGGCAGGACAAAATCTATTTCAATTGCGCCTGCTCTCAACACGGCTAGTGCAATATGCCTCCGGTATAGATCGGCGGTAAATTCAGCGCATTTAGCCAGCACCGTTCGTCCCTCTAAAAATTTCCAATCATAATTATCCGGATCATCCCCATCCGGAAGAACTACCGCGCGGTCGCGCGCAAATGTAAACAGCCCTCTATAGCAGTCCCATGCACCGGGGCCAAAACAGAGCCAAACAACCGCGCTATACTGCATTTGCCGCGCATAAGGCGGGTGTTTTTTTCTAATCGCCGTCATGAGTAGCCACCTCATCCTGCACCAGCTTGCCGCCGGTAATGACCTGTAGTTTATAGCCGGTCAGCTCGGGCACATCATCACCCCACGCATAAATAGCCTGAGTTGACAGACCTAGGCGCTCCGCGATTTTTCTTATGCTGCCGTAATATTCGATAACATCTGTTGTTTTCATTTATTCCTCACTATAAAGTTTAATTGTAAAATTGAGATTACAATTATAGTGAGTTGCGCTAAAATGTAAACCTGTAAAAAATGAACTTTAGGCGAATAAAAAATAAATTGACATTAATGTAAAAATAGATTTATACTGTACCTGAACTAAACATTAACCAAATAGGAAAGCAAGATGAAAATAAACAAAAACCTAAAGTACCAAACCCGGCAAGGATTCCCGGTAAAGATTTATGAAGTGCTTCCAGACGCGTATGGTAAATACGCAGTCATTGGGGCCTATTTTGACGGGTCAGGATATTTATCCGTGAACTGGAAAATAGACGGCAGATTTTCCACTGGTCAGGACGAAACCTGTTTGGACTTAGTAGAATTTTCGCCCTGGGCGGATTTTAAAATCGACCAAAAAGTGCTTGTCTGGGACAAAGGCGATGAAAAAGAAAAGCGGCATTTTGCCGGTGTTCATGTAAACGGCTGGCCAACAACGTGGGCGAGGGGAAGAACTAGCTGGACTGAGGATCAGAGAGATTCATGGGCTTTCTGCGAAAAATACGAGGGAGAAGAAAAATAATGGCAACAAAAAAAGAGAAAGATAGCAATATCCTAATAAAAACCACAGTAAAGAACCAGCTCAAGGAATACTGTGCGCGGCATGACCTGCGTATTAATTCCGTTGTGTCTGAGTTGGTAACTAAGTTTTTGAAAAAGGTGAGCGGAGGCGACAATGGCAATCCCAAGGCTTGATAGTTTTGACCTGAAATCGTTAGATTTTGAGTCAAAAATAAAAGCAAAACCGGAAAAAAAACCGCAGTTTACCGTAATTTACGGCAAGGGCGGCGTTGGTAAATCGAGCCTGTATTGTTATGCAGAATCGCCCATAATCATTCCAGTCGGCAGGGAAACAGGGAACGAAAAAATGCACGTTCCCAAATTCCCAAATGCCGATGAAATGAATTTATCGGCAATAAACCATGTGTTCGCCTGCATGGCCTGGGCAATAAAAAACGATCATTCTCGAAAAACTATGATTATTTCGAATCTGGGCAGTTTTAGAGAGGCCGTTGATGAGGATGTGGAAGAAAGCAGCGGGAAGGACGTTGATTTAAAAGCGTATGGCAAAGGGGCTGCGCTGGCGTACCCATACTATACCAAACTGTTAGCCGGAATTGACCAGATCATGAAGAAACGAGACATGAACGTTATTTTAGAGGCGCATGAGGGGCCGTACAATGTCAATCTGCCTGACGGTTCATATTTTTCTCGCATATCTATCAACGCCCCACGAGGCGAAAATACTAATGTACAGGGTCTCATTGAGGCCAGAGCGCACAACGTGTTTTATATGAGGGAGGAGGCCCTAGCTATTGCCGACAAACGTGGGATTGTAAACAAGGACGGGCCTACTAAAAAATATGCTACCAGCGGTGCGACGCGCCGTATTATTTACACTAAACCACGCGGGGAGTTTTTTTCTAAATCGCGGGCAAATTTAGAGGATTTTTATGAGATAGACAATAGCGACACTGAGGACGAATTGCTAAAAAACCGAACCAATCAATCAATTATCAAATTATTTGAGGATATTAACAAATGAATATCGATGAATTAACGTACAAAGAACTCAAACAAATAGCTAATATTTTTAGTTCTAATGGCATTACCAACTCAAACCACATTCAATCACCAATGATTGGAAAATATGTGCTGTGTCGCGGCTATTCGTGCGGCGTACATGCTGGCGAGCTGATTTCGCAAATAGGCGATGAAGTTGTCTTAAAAAATAGCCGCAGGCTATGGTCATGGGGCAGTGATAACGGCGTGGCATTATCCGGTGTAGCTCAGTTTGGCATGTCTTCCGGCAAAAAAGTCGATACATCAAATCCATTAATCCATCTTACCGGAATAATTGAAACCATTTTATGCACTGATAAATCACGGGATTCGATCAATGAATACAAATAGCGGCTACGGCTACGGCTACGGCGACGGCAGCGGCGACGGCAGCGGCGACGGCAGCGGCAGCGGCAGCGGCGGCAGCGGCGACGGCAGCGGCGACGGCAGCGGCGACGGCAGCGGCAGCGGCAGCGGCTACGGCGACGGCAGCGGCGACGGCAGCGGCGACGGCAGCGGCTATATTTAATTTAACAAAAAGGCAATCACAATGACAATGACAATAAACTTTTTTACCACATCAACAGGCGAGGCAATCGCGCCCACAAACAGCTTTGAAAACAGCGGTAGACAGCAACTTATACCAGCGGGCACAAAACTACACGCCAATATTTTGGAGGCGACATGGGAAGATGCCACTCAATATACAAACCAACATGTTTTAATCAGCTGGTACATAACCGAGCAAGGAAAATACCAAGGTTTTGTCGTTAAACAAAAAATACATACGTTTGATTCAAACTCGTCAAAAACTAACAAAGCTAAAAAAATGTTGATGGCCATCGACATAAACTGCAAAGGGTTGCTGGCGAAAGCCGCTGAATCCGGTAAATTGGTTATTGGGGATAACGGTCAGCTGGCCAGGGCTTTAGGTGGTGGAGCCGCGCTGATTACGGTCGATGTGTACGAGATTGAAAGCACTAATATTGATCCGGCTACCGGCGAGTTATACCCGCCACGTACTGGAAACTGGGTACGGGCTGTTGGGCCGGTGGCTAAAAAACAGGCTCAAGAGGATAAACATATAGAGGAGCAGGCAGAAAAAAAAGATGATGATTATGATGACGAAATCCCGTTCTAACCAGTAATAAAAATAATTTCATAGCGCACGGATGCGCGTTTAACAGGGGATAAAACATGGCGAAAATATACGATTTAACCGTCGAACAACAAGACCTTATCGATCAATTATTCTGGTTAGATTCAGAAGACGAAGACGATGTAACAGAAATTTTACGGCTTGAGCGGAATCTAAGCAAAATCAGGGAAAGCGCTGAAAATACCGTTGAGTTTTTAGCGGGAATTTATTTGGAGCTACGAGCCATTGCCGATGCGCGTAAAGAGGCGACACGCAAAGCGGCAAAACGGCAAAAAACCGCTGAAAATGCCGAGCAACGCCTTAAAGACAAGCTGCTTGAGATAATGCAGATTTTTGATATAAAAAAGGTTTCTGGGGATTTGTGCGATGTTCGCACCCAGTATGGACCGGCGGCTCTGGTTGTTGATGACGAACTTGACCCGCGCGTATTGCCGTTGGAATTTGTTGATATTATTCCTCAACATTACAAAATGAAAAACAAAGAGATAAAAGAGTTTTTGAAAGATGGCGGCGAGCTGGAGGGGTGCCACTTAGTTCAAAAGCTAGGGGTTAGGATAGGATAATACTCAATGAGAAAAGAGCTTAGATATTTCCAATCTGACGCAATAGACGCAATACTAAAAGCGTTAAAAAACAAGGATTCCGTGCCTTATGTTAATGCCGTTACCGGATTTGGAAAATCAATTGTAATGGCCGACATAACCGAAAGAGCGTTAAAAAAGAAACGGCGTGTTTTGCAGTTAGTTCCGAACCACACGCTTTGTGTGCAAAATTATGAGCAAACATTTAACTATTCAACTGATAAAGCGACCATAGGAATATGCTCAGCCAAGGTTGGTAAATTCCAAACGCTCAAACAAGTCGTCATAGCCACGCAAACGAGTTTTTTACGAAGGCGCGCAACCAGCGGGGCATTTGATATATTGCTTATTGATGAATGCGATATGGTATCTCATGAGCATGGCACTACATACCAAAAAATAATCAGGTCGTTAATGCTGTTAAATCCGTCTATGCGGATAATAGGACTAACAGGGAGTCCTTGGCGACAAGATCAAGGCGCTATCCATGACCCGATTAAAGATGGGAATGTGATTTTTACCGAATGCTGCTATGAATCGGATATTCCTCGGTTGATAGAAGAAGGCTATTTATCATCCGTTCAGGTGCTGAATACCCATGTTTCCGTCGATCTTGACGGCGTAAAAATGAAAGGCGCTGATTATGACCAAGAACAATGCGGTGTGAAATTCGATGCTATTGTTACTGATGCTGTAGCGGATTTTAAGCAGTTGTTTATTGAAAATGGGATAAAAACAGCGCTGATATTTGCCAGCACTATAGCTAATGGGAAGCGTATAGTTGATGAATATGGCAATAATGCCGAATGCAGGTTAGCGCATGGCGAATTATCGAATCATGACCGTAACGAGCTTATTCATTGGCTAAAAGAGGGTAGCGGAAACAGGTATTTAGTTAATGTTGGTCTTTATACGCGCGGGTTTGATTTTCCTGGGCTTGAGTCACTTGTATTGCTGAGAGCCACCACCTCATTGAGGCTTTATGTGCAGATAATAGGCCGTCTTTTACGTACACACGACGAAAAGGCATTTGGCTATATTGCCGATTATGGAACCAATATTGACAGATTCGGGCCGATAGATAATTTAACGCCACCAAAGCCGCCTAGAGCAGGAGTCCAGCCTAAAAAGCTGTGCATGATCCCTACGTGCGGCGAGGAAAATCTATTATCTGCCAAAAAATGCAAAAAATGTGGCGCTGAGTTTATATCGCTGGATGAATCCGGCAATTACCAGATGCGCACCAAAGAGCAAGCGCTGCAGGCCAAACGCGATGAGGCAACAGTTACGTATGAGGTGAGCCGCGTTGTTTTTGAGCGAACGTACAGCAAAAAAGATGCTATTCAAATGATTAAAATGCTGTTTATTGACGAGGATGGCGTAGTTTTGCATTCGCATTATTTGTGCCTGGATCATACTGGATTTGCCAAGGAAAAAGCGAAAAACATGCTCCGCACGATGCTAAAAACCATTGCCGATTACCCATTACTGGCTATGGCCGATGGGGGAATATGCGTGGATAATGTAATGCCATTTTTTGAAGACGATGAATTATATGAAAAATATTTTAAACAATTCGCAACGATTGCTGTTGCGCCTGGAGTTAATAGTAAACTCAAGGAGTTGGTAAGATGGACAATGGCATAACACAAGAAATATTAAAAGAGGTTTTACATTATGACCATGAAACAGGGGATTTTACATGGAAAGAAAGGCCGCTGAGCATGTTCAAAACAAAAAGAGCGTGTTCAATATGGAATAAAGTATGGGCAAACAAAAAAGCAGGATCAATAAAAAAATCCAATAAATCAGGGTATCTTTTAAGCATTAGTATAATTGGAACAAGTTATCCTGCCCATGTTTTAGCTTGGTTATATGTTTATGGCAAATTACCATGCGAAGAAATGGACGCGCTAGACGGTAATTTTTTAAATTTAAAAATAAAAAACCTTCGGGAGGCCACTAGAAGCGATAACATTCACAAATCGTCATCAAAAAAAAGATTACTCCCTGTTGGAGTTTATTTAGATGGTAGAGCCAATCTAACAAAACGATATTTTGTTAAAATAATGGACAATAAAAAAAGTATATTTATTGGTAGATACGAAACGCCAGAAGACGCTCACCAAGCGTACATCGAGGCAAAACGCAGGGTATCGCCTGAGTTTTGCATGTTATGAGCATTCTAGCCTCCCTGGCCGCCGCCAAACAGAAAGCCACGGCGGAGATAACGCCACGGCAAAACCTGGTAAAAATCGCACTGGAGCGTCTAGGTTTGGGGACTGATATTATTGATGATGTGTTATTAGAGCCTGCCGAAAATTGGTGGGATTTTGTGAGCTATTTTGAGGAGCAAAGCCAATGAAAAAACAAATAGGAATTTGCGTCATGCCGCTAGTTTATGCGCTAACTGCCATTGTGTTGGTGGTTGGGGTTTTTAAAATAATAGCCTGGTCGT